GCCGCATACACACCAGCCGCACCAGTCGGGTAGATCGACTGGGTGTCGAGCAGCGAGGCGTACTCAACCGGGACCCCGTGGATCGTCGGGTTGGGGTACGCCGGGTCCTGGCGACCGGTGTAGACGAAGGTGTCCTGCGCGCCGCGCATGGAGTTCTCGTACATCATGACGCCGTCCAGTTGAGTCCACACGACCGCGGGCATCGTGCTCTTCGAACTGTACTGCGCCATGTCCGGCAGGCCGTCGTAGCCGAGCTGGCGGAACATGCGGGACATGCTCTGCAGCACGGACGTTGCCGTGGTGTCCTCGTCGTAGCCGAGCGACTGCGGACGCCACTGCGCCTTGGCCGAACGGTCGATCCCCTGCACCGAGGTGCCGGAGTAGCTGTTCGGGATGCCGCTCGTCTCCTCGTTGTTGAAGCAGATCAGCGAGTACGGCTGCTTGCCGGTCGTGGTCCCCTCCATCTCCGACTCGTTCGGGGTCGCCCAGAGCTGACGCTCCATCAGCTTGAACTGGTCGATCCACATCGCCTGCTCGAGCTGCTGCTTGAACTGGAAGTAGACCTTGTGACGCGCAGTGCGCCCCAGGCCAGCCACGTTCAGCTTCACCGTCTCGTCGTCGTAGGTGTAGCTCGCACGCATGAAGCGCCACGAGGCTTCCCACGCAGACACGGTCTGCGGTTGGCTGGGCGACTCTTCGTCACCGATGCCGTAGAAGTGGGCGCTGTTCTGATCATCGAGCTGAATGAAGCTCTTGATCGACTTGCCGCCCTGGAGATAGTGCCGCTCGCTCTTCCCACTCAGCAGCCTGCGCCATGCAGACGAGCGGTACGAGATGGCCTCGGCCATCTTGCCCGGCGTGTTCAGATACGAACTGTCGGTCGAGGACAAGAAGTCCGCGAATACTGTCGGAATGCTCATGTCGAATCCTGTCAGCCGGCGTTAACCGGCGTAGTGATGGTGAACGTCAGCGCATCAGCGCCCGTCCGCCTTCTCGAGCTTGTCGAGCAGGCTGCTCGCCCGCTCCATCTCAGTGGTCTCCTTCGCGACCTTCTGAGAACCCGTCCGGCGAACTGACCCGCGGGTGCGTGCCGTCCGTTCCTTGGTAACCCTGGCCCGTGCATCACCCTCGAGGGAGCTCCGCAGGACAATCCCAGCCGCGTCACTCATGGCTTCAGTGATCGACTCCATCGGGTCCATGTCCCCGTACGAGCCGCTCGCCATGAGCTGCTGGGCCTTGGCCTGTACCGTCTGGTACGTGGCCGGGTCTGCGAGCTGCGGGAACCGTGCTTGGTCCCCAGAAGACAGCCCTGTCCTCGCCGCGCTGTACAGCAACGATCCCACGATGCGATCCAACTGGCCCAGGACTTCAATGCCCTGCCCAATCTGGTCCTGAATCGGGCCTGTGATCTCGTCGTGAAACCTCGCGAGGGACGGCTCGAGTTCGCTCTTGTCCAGTCCCAGGGCCTCTGCAAATTCCTGCGTGGCCTCCCCGAGGGTGGCGGAGATGGGGTGGGCCGCGGATTCGACATCACCGGCCTCCTCTCCGTTCTCTTCAAGGTCACGCTGCTCTTTGAGTTCCTGAACTGTCCTCGAGTGCTCCTCGAACTTGGCGTCGGTAGCTGCCTGGCCCTCGGCCATGGCAAGCCCCTCCTTGATCACCTGCTCACGCGAGAGCGTGCCGATGACCTCCTTCGAGAGCTTCGCCCGGCGGAGTGCGGAGATGGCTGCTTCGTAGTCACCATCCCCTTCGCCGGCCTCTGCCTCTGCTTCCGGGGCGTCGTCTGTCTCGACCTCCCCGGCTGTGTCTGATTCGTCGGCGTCCTCCGCCGGCTCGAGCTCCGCGTCCTGACCGGCGATCCCGTCACCAAAGTCGTGAACGTCCACGTGGTCGTCGTCGCCCTGCGTGTCGTGCTCTTGGAGCCACGAGCTCACGCCGTCGTCCGTAGTGCTGTCGCCAATCGCCTCGACCAGCGGTGTGTTCTCAGGTTCGCTCATATCGTCCATCCTCGGTTTCTGTTCGGTCTGCGTACTGGCCGTACGACTCCCCGCTGGGGAAGTGCGCGATGCCATCCTTCGAGTAACTCCCCCCGGAGAGAGCGATGTCGGGCATCGCCTTCGCCGCAGCCGTGCCCTCGAGCGGCAACGAGTAGGAAGTCACAGTGTCGCGGTTCGCGCCGCGTCCCTTGCCCTTGCTGGTACGCCCCGTCTGGGGCATGTGCAGCTTGCCGTCGTCGCCGCGGAGGGCGTCGATGATGTCGCGACTCACTGAGCACCCGCCTGCATCTGCTGCGGTCGCTGTTGCGTGGCGCTCGAGCCCGGCCCGTCAGGCGCGGAGTTTTGCGGCGTGAGTTGCTTCGCGTCCCCGCCAGCGCCGCCGCCCTGCAGCAGCCTCGTCGGACCCGCGGCCTTGCCCACACGGAACTGCGGCTGGCCCTCCGTCTGCGGGGCCGCGAGTTGCTGCTGCGCCATCGCAGAGCGCATCTCCTGCATGATCTCGTAGTCGAACAGCTTCGGGAGCTCCGGGTAGCCCGCGGGGTCCGCCACCATCTCGTTCAACGCCTCCATGTCCAGGTGCGGGTACTGGTACGCCAGGTTGGACAGGGACCCCACGAGTTCGATCAGCCCGAAGGCGTTCTGCTTGTCCTGCTCCGGCGAGGTGTAGGACATCGAGCCCACCTCGATCTGCATCTCGAAGTCCTCCACGGACTCGTCGTCCCCGCCCCGGAACATTGCCTCCTCCATGCCCAGGTCTTGCGAAGCCTCCGGGCCGAGCACCGCGTAGATGCGGTCGTCCTTCAAGCCGTAGTGCAGCACGCCCTTCAGATCCTCGATCATGCCGTCGATGAACTTCTTCTGGGTGAACCCCTGCCGCGTGCCGGCGCTCGCCTGAGCAATCGCCGCCTCCGTCGCAGTGGTGTCTGCGGACATGTTCCCGCGCATCGTCTCCGTGATGCCCAGGTTCTCGTCCAGCGTGGCGCGCAGCCGCGCCTCCTGCGTCAGCATCTGCTGGTCGATGCCGCCGATGGTGAGTTCCATCACCCGGTCCTTGTCCAGACCCTCGTGGTAGAAGGCGTAGTCGTGCGCCCCCGACTTGATCAGCGACACGAGGTCGGGGTCGTCCGCCAGCGCCAGCCGCTTGAACTTGCGAGCCGACTCGTTGTTGGCCGACGCGATGTCGTTCAGCTCCCGCTGCTGCTCCCACGTGGCGAGCAGGCTCGAGAGCGGCCACGGGCGGTTCGGGACCGTGTACGTGCCGTAGAGGTTGTGGGGGCCACGCCGCGGGCCGAAGTAGTCCGCCTTCGGCTTCAGGTACACCGCATCCCCGCCCTGGTTGAACGAGACCGTGGTGAGCGTGCCGTGGTAGCCCTTCTCCTCCGTGTTCGCCTCGTCCACCTTGTCTCGAGGTGACCAGAACGTGTAGTAGGAGACCGGTTCGTTCGTGTCGTTCGCAGCCTGACCGTCGAGCTCTGGCCGGGCCTTGCCCACGCCCTGGCCCACAGCCATCTGCTCGATAGCCTCGAGGTCCCAGCCCTCGCGCTCGTTCTCCGGCAGTTCGGCGTCCGCCTTCGCCCAGTCCCGCATCACCTCGAGCTCCTCGATGGTCATGTGCCAGGAGTGCTTCTTCGTGTCCCATGAGGTTGCCGTGTGGTCGAAGCCACACTGCCGCTGCGGGATGCGGAACAACTGCGGCCACCACGCCGGCTCGCCCAGCGCGGCGAAGCCAGGTCGCTGCTCCATCACGATCCCAGACATGCCCCAGTTGAAGAGATAGTCCGTGCCGACGACCTCGAGGTGCCGGTGGAAGTTGGTGTCGCGGATCCACCGGTTCAGGTAGTGGTGCTGCGCCTTCGCCACCATCTCGTACCCGCCGCGCCGGATCGTGCCCACGCGGACCTTCGGGTTCGCGAACGCCAGCTTGGGCAGCACGTTCGAGATGTAGCCGAACGCCGCGTTGAACGGATCGTTCTGTGCGCCCGTGACCGTGCCGGGGTCGTACGCGGGACCGAAGTACCGCTTGACCGCCTCGTCGAAGTGGGTCAGCCCCTTATCACGCCACGTCTCATCACGGCGGATACGGAGCATCACCTGCTCCGGGGGGGTCCAGGCACTGGAATGCCCTGCTTCGTGAACCACGCGTTCAGTCCGAGCTTCGCATTCAAGGATTCTGGGGCGAAGTGGGGGGGCTTGGCAAGCCTTACTTTCGAGTGATCTCGGTTCCAGGTGGCGGCACCCCGGATCGTGTCACACCCGTGGTCCGTGCAGCGCGGGTCGGGGATCTCGCCCCCGTGAGGCAGGATCTTGCCCGGAACAGGCTCTGGGTACACGTAGGCACCGATCTCCATGAAGGTCTGCCACGGCAGGCGGGCCTGCCGTAGCCCCTCGTCAGCACCAAAGCGTAGGCAGTCCTGCAGCAGGTACATGCCCCTGGTGCCGTCAGGGCGCTCCTTCAACTGCACCCGGACCTCATCGATGCCCGCCTTCTCGTTGGTCACCCCGCGGGTCTTCGACCACCCTCGAGCGATGGGCCGACCCTTGTTGTGGGCCCGCAGCTTGTGGTTCAGCGCCGCCTGGTAGTCCAGGTCGTGGTCCGTGAGGATGAACCGGATCGGGAACTCGTCCATGAGCTCCGCCCACATGTCCGCCCACTGCCGGTGGTCGTGGCCCGTCTTGTAGATCTCGGCCACCATGTACATCCGGCTGTCCCCGTCGAGGCCCCACACCTGGCCCACGCCGGCGTCCACCATCCCCACGTCAGCCGCCCCGAAGAACTTGTGGAGCTCACGCCGGCTCTCGATCAGCTCGCCCGTGTCCGGGTCCGGGTGGTCCCACGCCGGGCAGCGCACGAAGAACCGCCCGTCGTCCTCCTCCACCGTCGCCACGATGTGGTGAACGTGGGGGTCCCACGGCTCCCACACCCGGCCATGCGTCGAGGTCCACTTGCCGTAGAACAGGGACTCGAGCAGGGGCCCGTGCGTGTTCTCCCGCAGGCGCGTCAGGAACTCGATCCCGAACTCCCGCCAGCTTGCGACCGCGGCCTCGTCCGGCGACATGCCACCGTCCACGAGGTCGTTGTACTTGTCGTGGTCGAACAGCGTGGGGTTGTCCGTGAACTGCGCCACGATGCGATGCAGGACCCCGTCGTTTGCTCGCTGGTTGGCCCAGTGCCACTCGTCCGCCGGGTTGCAGTCACCGAGCAGGATGCGGAACGGCGTGCCCTGAGCACGCAGCCCGCGGTGCAGGCTCTCCCACTTGTCCACCCAGGTCTGCTGCATCTCGCAGAAGTAGATCCAGTTCCAACTGGAGGAGTACCACTTGCCAGGGTCATCGAAGCCACCCAGCACGACCTTGCCGCCGAGCATCGGGTGCTCGTACGAGTCGCGGTACGCCGCTCGAGGCCCGGACGTGATCACGGGGTGCTCCTTGCCCCACACCTCGTTCTCCCACACCGGGAGGAACGAGTCGTTCAGACTCTTGCGCGTCTCCCGCATCACCAGCCCCTTGGAGTCGGGGAACGTGGCGCACATCACCTTGATCCACTCCGCGATCATGCGCGTCTTGCCTGTGCCGGCGCGACCCTCGAACATGGCCTCGCGGGGCACCTCCTTGGCGGGGATGGTGCCGTCGATCCAGTCGAACATCTGCACGCCGTCCCCGTAGCCGACGTACGTCTTGCCGGCCTGGTCAGCGGTCAGCATGCCCGAAGCCAGGCTCTCCGTTGAACCATGCGTCACCGACCTCGCTAGACACCACGCCGCGCACCATCTTCGTATCCGCGTACCGGTAGGTGCCGTCCTCGAGCATCTCGATGGGGCGCTTCACCAGCGGCAGGCTGGTGTCCGCCCAACCGCCAGCCAGCAAGCGCTCCCACG